TCACGACAATGAAGGCTACAAGATTATGTATAACTGGTTCAAGGATGCGCTCCTGTTCCGGTTAGGTGTCGTTAAATATTTCTATGAGGAAGAAGAGAATGTCACTGAAGAAGAGTATAATGGACTTTCTGAAGAAGAGCTTGCATCTTTGCTTGCCAATCCTGACATTGATATTATCGAACAGCAAGAAACTGTCCTTAATTCTTATATGGAAGATGATGGAACTGTTGTCCCGCTTGAAAGCAGCTATGACCTCTCTGTTCGCGTCACTGAGAAAAAAGGTAAAATCAAAGTTATAAACGTGCCGCCAGAGGAATTTCTGGTCAATAAACGCGCTACAAGCCTAGAAGACGCCTACTTTATCTGCCACCGCACCACTATGACGGTTTCTGACCTGGTTGCTATGGGTTATGACCGCGATGAGGTTGAGGCACACGCTGGCACATCTGACCTAGACGTTGACGAAGAGCGTACAAACCGCTTCCAAGACCTAGAGGCAGTTACAGGCACAGATGCCGCAGACCCCACATTGCGTGAGGTTACTTACTACGAATGTATTATGAACGTAGACTTTGACGGTGACGGTATTGCAGAACGCCGCCGTGTCTGCGCTATTGGCTCTAATGGTTCGCATGTCTTGCATAACGAGCCATTCGACCATGTTCCATTTGCCGTTGTCAGCCCTGTATTGATGCCACACCGCCTGATTGGCCGTAGCATCTACGACATGACTGAGGATTTGCAGGTAATCAAGTCAACATTGCTACGTCAGTACCTAGACAGCGTTTATAGCAGCACATTGCCGCGTATGATTGCTGTTGAGGGGCAGGTTAATCTGGATGACTTGCTTGAGGGGACTGCCGGTGGAATTATCCGCGCTCGTGCGCCTGGCATGGTTCAGCCTATTACTGGCGCTTCTGTAGGCGGCGAGGTTCGCCCGCTTATGGATTACCTCGACAACATCAAGGAACAGCGCACCGGCATGAGCAAGGCATCACAAGGACTGGATGCCAATGCCCTGCAATCAACGACTGCTAGTGCAATTAGTGCTACCGTTCGCGGCGCTCAGGTCAAGCTTGAGAGCTATGCTCGTACAATGGCTGAGACTGGTGTTAAGGAACTGTTCAAAGGCATCCTGCATCTAGTGACCAAGTACGATAACAAGCCTCGTATTGCGCGTTTGCGTAACAACTTTGTGCCGATTGACCCGCGTGAATGGACTAGCGAGTATGACGTTGTGGTGCAGGTTGGTCTTGGCACGGCTGATGATGAGCAAAAGATTGCGTTTTTGACACAGATTGCTACCAAGCAAGAACAGATTTTGCAGCAATTAGGGCCAAACAACCCGATTGTTACTATGTCTCAGTACGTTAATACACTGCGTAGCATTGCAGAGATTGGTGGCTTCAAGGATGCTGACCAGTTCTTCAACAATGCCCAACAGATACAGATGGCAGAGCAGCAGCAAGCACAGCAGCCGCCTCAGCAAGACCCGAACCTAATGTTTATGCAACAGAAGGCTCAGGCAGAGATTGAGTTGGCTCGTGAAAAAGCGCAAGCAGACATCCAGCTTGCTCGTGAAAAGGCTGAGGCTGACATTCAGCTACAGCGTGAAAAGCTAACCATTGAAACAGAACTGCGCCGTCAAGAGCTACAGGCTGAGGCCGAGCTACGCATGGCAAAGGCTGTTACTGACTCGCAGATTTCAACGAACCTACCAAGGGTGTAATCATGGCCAAGCGCAAAAAACTACAAGATAACAACCCACCACGCCGTGTAGAAATCCGTGGTCAAGACCACCTTCTGGCCTACATCACCCCAGAAGAAGCTCAGTTGCTTATGGACAATGGCGGCTCCGGTAAGCCTGGGCCAATGGGTATCCCTGCGTTTTATGACGAGGGCGATGATTATAGTGGCCCTAACGCAACGGATGCTGATACTGGCGCAAATCTTGGCACAACGCCCGGTGATAAGAGTGGTGTTAATTTTGGTGGCAACGATGTTGCAAATGCAATTGCAGAAGCAAATAGGGTTGTTTCCGCGCAACTAGCGCTTGCCGATAGTATAGCAAAGTACGGACCAACAGCGCCATCAAGCATGACGCCGCAAGAAATGGCTTTTCAGCAAACGCCAACAGCACAAAGAATTGCTCAAAGCTACATTAATAACGCCAGTGTTTTTGGGCCGGAAGTTTTTTCTGGTAATCGTATTGGTGGGTCTATTCCTGCTGCAATAAAAAGCCGCGATTTTTCTGCGCTTATGGGCGTTCCTAGTTATTCTAATTATTTTGATGACCCCGCTGTAAACCAAGCTTTTTCTGGTCTTCTGGAAAATACATTTGAAAACAGAATGGAAAGAGCAAAATCTATTCCTGGAAAACTTGGCGCTATAGGACAGTTTAGTATTGGTCGAATGCAAAAAGCTCTTGAAGAAGGTGGCCGTCCTGTATTTGACGCACAGGGTCAACTTAAAGGTGTGTTTAGCAAAGGCCCATTTGGCTTTGGTGAAGTCTATACTGGGATGCCTGTAGAGGGCGTTGAAGGCACAGGCTATAATGATTTTGACTTTAGCGGAATGGATGAAGAAATAAATTTGACAGATTCAATATTAAATGAACCTGTTTCAGAAGAAATTGACGAAGAAATTTTATTTAAACCTTTTGAACCTGGTGCATATGCTCGTATGGGATTGCTTGACCAGACACCACAAGGCTTGCTACAGGTTTCTGGACAGCCATATGACTTTGATGCTGCTAACAGAGCATTCAGAATGGCAACAGCAACGCGGCCTGAGTATTACTTAGACCCATACAGCCAAGAAGGTAAAACAAAAATAGCATGAACGAAGGAAAAGCGAGGGAAAAGGTAGCCAAGGCTGAGAAAGCCGAAGCGCTACTTAGGAACGAAATACTCATAGAGAGTTTTGAGTATTTGGAGACACAGTTTACAGCGGCGTGGAAGCAAAGCGCCCTGAGTGACAAAGAGGCTCGTGAGAACCTCTATATGCTTTGTCAAAACCTCGCGGCACTGAAAGGATACATAGAATCAGTTGTTGAGGATGGTAAATTGGCAAATGCGGCTTTGAAAGAGTTGCAAAATCGTCAACAATTTGAGAAAAGGAAATAATCATGTCCGACAATCCGCAAGGAACCGGAGCTATCTCAGTAAGCGATGCAGTAAACAGCCTTCTAATGACCCCCGAAACGGACAAGGTTGAGGAAGAGCGACAGGAGACAGAAGTCTCCGAATCAGTGGAGGCAGAAGACGAAATCACTGAAGAGGATAACCAGTCAGAGACTGAATCCTACGATGATGATGAGGATGATGCTGATGATACTGAAGAGTCTGATGAAGACGATGACTACGAGGATGACGAAGAGCAACCTGTAGAAAGTACATACCGTGTTAAAGTTGACGGTGAAGAAATCGAGGTCACGCTTGACGAAGCCCTACAAGGTTATCAGAGGCAACAGGCTTACACAAAGCGCAGTCAAGAACTTGCAGAAATGCGTAAGGCAGCAGAAAGAGAAGCCGCCGAAGCTAAAGCAGCAAGGGATTACTACGCGCAGCAACTTGAGGTTGCGGCACAGCAGATTCAGCAGACTATCCCAGAAGGGGAACCTGATTGGGTCTCATTAGCAAGAGAGGTTACAGCGGAAGAGTACAATGCGATTAAAGCGGAGTACGATAGCCGTAAAGCAAACCTTTCAAAATTGGAGCAAGAGCGACAGTATATCGCTCAACAGCAGGCTGCTGAGAATGAGAAGGCTCTAAAGGAGCATTTATCATCTCAACGCAAAGAAATGCTGGAACGTATCCCGCAGTGGCGGGACGATGAACGTAGAGACAGTGAACGCGTAAAGGTAATTCAGTACGCTCGAAATGTCGGGTTCAGCGAAGAAGAGGTAGCAGCGGCATCAGACGCTAGGGCTATTGAACTTCTTTACAAAGCGATGCAGTGGGACAATCTTCAGAAGAAGAAACCCGATGCTAAAAAACGCGCAAAGCAAGCTCCTAAAATGGCTAAAGCTGGAACGCCTAAGACCAAAAGCCAAGTTGCAAGTCGTTCGCGGCAGGAAGCAATGAATCGTCTCAATAAAGAGCGTTCAGTTGATGCTGCCGTACAATACTTGATGGGCAACAAAACTTAGAAGGAGTTTTCAAATGGCCACATTCACAACCACACTCGCAGTAGGCGAGAAAGAACAACTGGCAGACGTAATCTACCGGATTGACCCAGATGAAACACCAATCTTTTCCGCACTCAAGAAAGAGACCTCAAACGGCATCTTTACTGAGTGGCAGGTTCAAGAATTGGCAGCCGCATCTGGCACCAACTACGTCAATGAAGGTGCAGACGCCAGCATTGGTACACCTACAGCAACTAGCCGTCTGGGCAACTACCACCAGATTTCAGTTGCAGCAGTAGCTGTTTCAAAGACCCTTGATGCAGTCGAAAAAGCAGGCCGCGACAAGGAACTGGCATACCAGAAGGTACTGAAATCATTGGAACTTCGCCGTGACATCGAAAAATCAATCGGTGACACAGACGTTGCTCGTTCTGGTTCAGACCCTCGTAAATCAGCATCACTGTCATGCTGGATTACAAATGGTTCAGTAGGTGCATCAGGTGCATTTGCAACTGGTGACGGAACTGACGCCGTTACTGGTGGTACAGACCGCGCTCTCACATTGCAGCTTATCGAAGACGGTATGCAGGCAGCGTGGGAAGACGGTGGCAATCCAAAGATGCTCATTGCGTCTGCCACAAACCGTGCAAACTTCTCAAACCTGACAGCTTCATCAAACTTGGTAAACAACCAGGTGAACATGACTCAGGCAAAAGAAGTCACCTACGTTGGTTCAACATCAGTCTTCCTGACTGACTTTGGCACACTTGAGGTCGCTCCATCACGCTTCCTTGGCAATGACCGTGTGTTCATGATTGACCCAGACTTTGCATCACTTTGCACCATCAATGGTCGCAACTTTGCAGAGAACGAAATCGCACCAACAGGCGATGCCGAGAAGTTCCAGATTGTCACTGAGTGGGCGCTTAAAGTACAAGCTCCAAAAGCTCATGCGATGATTCTTGACCTTAACGGTTCCTAAGTAATCGAAGGGGGCGGGAAACCGCCCTCTTCTTCTTTAAGGGGATAGCATGAAAAAAATACTTAACTCAGACGACGCAACAGGCAAGCAGACTATTCTGCGCCAGGAATCAGACGGCTCTACGTTTATTGACAAAACACAGAATTTTGACCAACTGCTTAAAATTAATAAGCAGATGAGTGATGATTGGCGCAAAGGCGACCTTATTGGGACACAGAAGCATGTTCAGCATGTGGCAGAAATACCTAATGTAGTGTATCATCACCTATTGAAGACGTTAGGAAAGCCTAGCGAAAACCCAAAGGCTTGGAAGGCATGGCTTAACAGCAGTGATAACCAAGCGTTTAGAACAGGTGGCGGTAACATTTAATGGCTATTTCTTCTTACGCACAACTGCAAACGGCTATTGAAAATTTTCTTGCTAGAAGTGATTTGTCTTCAGTTATTCCTGATTTTATTCAGCTTGCTGAAGCACGGATTAACCGAGAGTTAGAAACTCGTGAGCAGGAAAAGCGCTCTACAGCAACTCTTGTTGCTGGAGATGAGTACATATCTTTGCCTACAGATTTGCGTGAAGTGCGTGAAGTAAAATTAAATACAAGCCCGATTACAGTTCTTAACTATGCAAGCCCATCATCACTAGACACAACGTACTCTAGTAACGGTCTTGGCAAGCCTTTAGGATACAGCATTGTCGGGAAAGAAATGAAGCTGCGTCCTGTCCCAGACAGCGCGTATACAGTCGAAATTGCATATGTAGGTTCTGTAAGTCCAATTTCACCTACAAGCACACCAACATTGTTTCTGCGCTCTCCTGATTTGTATTTGTACGGCGCTTTGACTGAGGCATATGCTTACTTGTTAGATGAGCAAAGAGCAGCGCAATATGATGAAAAGTTTACTCGTGGTATAAACGAAGTGCGTATTGACGAGGAGCGTTCACATTACGGCACTGGCTCACTACAAACTAAATCTGTTTACATGAGGCAGAATGCAACAGCGGAGAAATAAAAAATGAGTGCAATGTCCGACTACCTCGAAAATGAAATTCTCGACCATATTCTAGGAACTGGCGCATACACAATGCCGTCAACGGTCTACATTGGCTTGTCTACTGGTTCATTTGGCGATGACAACAGTGGCACTGAACTAAGCGGAAACGGTTACGCAAGGCAGTTAGTTGCGTTTGATGCGGCGGTGTCTGGCACTGCTGACAATACTGGAGCAATTGAGTTTTCTGCTGCTACGGCAAGCTGGGGTACTGTCTCACATTTTGGTTTGTTTGACGCCAGCACTGGTGGCAATTTATTAATTCACGGCGTTTTTGCGGTTTCCAAATTAATTGATAGTGGTGACATATTAAAAATAGCTGCTGGAAAACTAGACATTACGGCGGCTTAGAGTAGCCAATGGCAACTAATAACCCAACCCTTGAAC